TTTCCTTTTGCTAATGTTTAACTAATATAGCAGAGGTTGTTTAGTTTGTCAACCTTTTTATGCAACTTCTTGATAAGGTATTTTTTCTTTTTGTGATGTTTTTTGTGTATCTGGACGAAGTGGTTCTAGCCAACTGTCTGCAATATATGCTTTAGGTGTATCACCAAACATATTGCTTAGGCCTTCTCCGCTTATCCACCAATAATGATCTGCAACAGGGACAACACAGGTAACACCTCTAAAATCAAATCTACCACCTGCATTAAATTTACCAATATATTTGTCGACGAGTACTATCTTACCGATATTCTTTTCGTTTAACGAAAATATAATTTTTGCTAAATCTCCCTGTTCACACTTCATATTATTTTAACCAAGCAACCTTTTCGCCTGCTTTAACTCTTCTCTTTTGTTCCTCAACTGAACCTGGATATCTCCAAGCCCATATTGCTACTAATGCCATTGAACCACCTGTCCAAGCAACTGCGGCAATGTTATATGTAGTAAACCAAAAGAAAGCAAGTGATGATGACATAACTATCACCATTGCGTATTTTCCTTTTGTAGGAAATACTTTCTTCTGTACCCAGTTTGTTAAGAACGGTCCAAAATATTTGTGATTGTATAACCAATCGTGCATTCGCTTAGAACTTTTAGCAAAACAATATGCTGCAAATACTAAAAAGATAGAGAAAGGAATACCTGGAACAATTACACCTACGTAGGCCATGCCCAGTGATAAAAATCCAATTCCCATCCATATATATTTTTTTATTTTATTCATAATTCTATATTACCTTTATTATTGTTAAAGTAGTTATCTATAAATTAACTATGGAGATACAACTATGACTTCTTTAGTTGTAGGGTTGTAATACATTGGACTAAATCCTGCAGGGGCAGAACCGCCTGTTACTTCTCGAATAGGACTTATATATGCTTCGCCAGATCCTGAAGGAGCAATTGTTGCTAGATCTGCTGCAATTATCAATGTTTCATCTGGTTGATTCAAAGTTCCAGTAACACTTCCAATTGCTATACACTTGGCACCCTGACCGCTTCTACCAGCCGTATAACCAATTGCTATTGAATTTTGTCCTTGTGAAGTGGCTCCTGCTTCAAATCCTATTGCTACACTGTTACTACTTTGTGCAAATTCGGCAGCCTGCGCACCTATAGCAACTGCTCTATTACCGGCGTTTGTTTCTTGTGCTTTCCATCCAACTGCTGTGTTTAAGTAACCTTGATTAGTCAATCCTGAGTTCGAACCAATAGCAACGCTACTTGATGCCTGATCTGTTTTTCCTGCTCGATATCCTATAGCAACACTAGAACGCTCAGAAGCGTGGGAGGCAAATATTCCGCCTTCACTTTGATTTTGATTACCTGCTTCAAATCCTATAGCAATACCACCTGACAGTTGACCTGTAGCACCTGCGGAAGATGCTAGAGCAATTGTTTCATCTTGTGTCCTTAGAGAAGATGCAAAAACAGAACCGTTAAGTCCGTCAATAACCAAAGTGCTGTCATCTGCAAATACACTGCCTTTGAAATCTGCTGTAATTAATTCAGGAAGGCCACCACTTTGAAAAGTTAAATTACCATTTCCGTCTGTTGTTAAAACTTGTCCTGCTGACCCGTCTGTTGAGGGGAATTGGTAACTGCCGTCGCCGCCTAGATGTGTAAAGTTGCCATCTAGTTCTTCGTAGGTTAATGCTTGTCCTTTGTCTGCACGTTTAATTAATGTCATTCGCTAGTAGTTCCATCATCATCGTAGTGTTTGCCTACGTAACTGCTATATTTATTACCACGTGTTCCAGGATTATCTTTTATGTAATCAAAGACGACATATTCAAATCTTGCTGTTTGATTTTTTGTGGGAAGTTTTGTAAAACTAAAACCGTCTGCTGTCAATTCTGCTTTTACTTCACTGTACTTAGGCATTATTATGCTCTCACTGGTCTAAATATTCCAGATATTCTTCCGTTGCTACTACGCCAACCGCCTTTCCAACTATTAGTTATTGTTCCGCCACTTGGATTGTTGTTTGTAGCACTTGCTTTATCACTTTGGTTACCACCTACAAATGTATATACTCCTGGACTAGGTGATGAGTATATAAAGTTAACGTGGCTGTAATTCCACACAACTATGTCTCCAGGCTGTCCGTCTGATAACGGTACAGGAACTCCGCCATATACGCTTGTTTTATCTCTAAAGTCATATGCTCTAGCACTTTGCATATACTTGTAACCTGTACGTTTTAGCACCCAGTTTGTAAAACCTGCACACCAAGGTGTTTGATCTGTTTTCCAATATTTTGTATCTGGAAATCCTAATTCTCGCCATATACCAATAATGTTTCCATTACTAGGATCTACGGTTTCGTCCCATTGATTGTTGTCTGCTTCTTCTAGCAGTTGAGTTAAGAATCCTGGAATACCATCAGCGGCTGCTGTTGAACTGGCAGCAGTTGCATCTACTAATGCTTCTGTTGTTCCTAGTGTATCAACTCCTGTTGCATCTGGAGTCTGTTCATATAGGTCAGGCACCTGTCCGCTTTCAACTTGTCCGTTAGCCTGTGCTCCACCTGTACTACCTACTGCCGCAGGTGTTGCAATTGCAGTTGCAATACTTGAATTCACTGCTGCCGCAGTTTCAGGTGATAATATGATAAGTGGTGCTTGGGTTGCTACAAAATTAGATGCTTCGCCATCGTTGGCAAAAACATTACCCGAACCAGTGGCTGCTGCATTTGGAACCCAACTGCCATGTCCAGCAGTTGCATCTCCTAATCTATGAATAGCAATACTGTTAGCAAATACATTTGGTGAAGCACCTACTGCAGGGTCACCACAAGCAGTTACATCACCTAGTCTTACTGTTGAACTATCGTTTGTAAAAACATTTGGCGAGCCAACTGCATAGGGAGTTTGATGAAATGGACTTGGGCTAGGACTTGCATGTCCAACGTGTACGTCTTGTCCTACTCGTACAACGCCGGGCATCTATGTTGCTATTCCGGTTGTGCTTGTAATATATTGTTTAGACATTTCGTCTTGTGTTTTTACAACACAAACTACTTTGCTATTATCTATTGACACTGTAGCGTCAGGACCAATAGTAAACATAAATGGTGCTAGACCTAAGCCTTTTTGTGTTGCTGTAACCATTAAAGGTTTAGACAATACCATAGCACTGTTTTTATCTTCTTTGTATCTTGCGACAACTTCCTCGCCTGATGTAAGTTTAATAGAGACTGTGTCTCCTACTTTGTAAGGTGTTTCAATTATCATATAGTGTGTCCTGTTCCGTTGTATCCTGTTTCATCTAGATACTTTTCAAATTCATTATAACCGCCAATTGTCTTACCATTAATTTTAATTTGCGGCACTGTTCTTGCACCTGGAAACCATTCAAGTAATTCTTCTCTTGAGTAATCTGTTCCTAGTGATTTATATGTGTGTTCAAGTTGACGTGTTTTGCATAAGTTTACTGCTTTAACACAAAAAGGACAACTTGGTTTTCCGTATATCTCAATCATTCTTTCATCATCCATTTCTTTAAAAATTGTTTTTGTTGCTTATCTGTATATATGTATTTAGATTCTCCTGTTACAAACAATCTGAATTTCTGCAGAAGTGCAATTTTCCAATCTATCAACTGTAGTAAAAAATATCGCATACGTTAACCAGAATAAATTACTGAGCCTTTTTTATCAGTAACTCTTACCATAATAACATTTTGTCTTTTCTTTCCTAAAGCAGCAGAGATAGCCTGTGCTTCTGAACCGTATGATCCAATTGTTACCCAAGATTCGTATGGTGAATGTTTTTTAAATTGAGCTTTGAACATACTAATACTTATCTAAAGTTCGAAACCTTTGAAGGTATCTTTCTCAACATCTTGTTTAACACCCCCAACGATATAACTTTCTACTTCTGTTTCCTGCGGAGCAACCTGTAAGCCTGAACTAGATAGCCAGTGCTGTGTCCACGGTAAAGGATTAGTGTTTAATGGACGATCGTAGATTGTTTTAAGTCCTAGTGCTTTTAATCTCTTATTAGCAATGAACTCTACATATGCATGTAGTAGATTTGCATTAAGTCCTACAATTGATCCTTTCGCAAAAAGATAATCTGCCCAACGCTTTTCTTCTTCAACACACTCACGCCACATTTCATAAACTTCTTCTTCACACTCTTTAGCAATCTTAATAAAATCTGGATCGTCATCACCTTTCATCCAATGCTTTAAAATGTGTGTAGACAAATTCAAATGTGTTGCTTCATCACGTGCAATCAACGAAATAATCTTTGCAGATCCTTCCATTTTCTTTAGCTCACCAAATGCAAATGTACAGGCAAATGATACATAGAAACGTAAACCTTCTAAGATGTTTACAGTCATCATTGCTTTGTATAATTGCTTCTTGACTTCATACATATCGCCTTTCTTATGATGGAACCAATTGTCTGCAATTTCATTAAACTTGTCGTATTCTTTAGTAACACTTTCTGCTCTGGCAAGAATTTCTTTGTCTTCTAAGATAGTATCAAATACTTCGCTAGGATTTGCATAAACATTTTTTACAATGTGTGTATATGAACGACTGTGAATTGTTTCTTGAAAGTCCCAAGCCACAATACAACTTTCTAATTCAGGATTAGAACAGTATGGTAGGAAAGCAAGACAAGGTCCACGTCCTTGTACACTATCTAATAGTGTTTGATATTTTAAGTTACTTGTAAAAATATGTTTTTCTTCTTCACGAAAGTCTTGATAGTCTGCTCTGTCTTTCTGTAAAGAAACTTCTTCAGGTCTCCAAAAGTAACCTAACATAGTTTGATTAAGTTTGTCATACTCCGGATAACGAAATACGTCATAACGTTGTGTGTTACCGTCTTCTCCAAAGAACATAAATTCTTTAGTAAAGTCTACTTTCTTTTTGTTGAATACTGTTTTAGCCAATGTCTGTCTCTCTCTCTTTTTCGTCATACGTTCTATTATATATTACATGCTTCACATTCTTCGCCATCATCAATATCCACTGTGATAGTTTCTTTACCATTCACATGTCCATTAACGCCATTATGGCCATTTATAGTGCCGTTCATTGTAGCACCATTAATTTGATTGTCAACAACAGTTTCTTCCAATCCTGCTGGTTGAACATTTTCGTCATCACCTTTGAAGTCATAGGTGTTTTGATAGTAACTAGTTTTCCAACCCATCTTGTAAGTTGTTAACATGTCTTTCATCATAACACTTAGAGGTACTTCATTGTTCTCAAAGTGTGTTGGATTATAACTCCAATTACCGCTAATTGCTTGATCGTAAAACTTCTGCATAGCAGCAACGATATTTATATAACCTTCATTACTGGGCATATCCCAAAGCAATGTATAAAAATTCTTTAGTTGACCAAACTGCGGAACAACCTGTTTAAGAGGCCCTTTCTTTGACTTCTTAATGGACAAGAAAGCTCTTGGGGGCTCAATACCGTTTGTTGCATTTGACACAACGGAACTGCTTTCCGATGGCATCTGTGCGGACAATGTTGAGTGCCGTAACCCGTATTGCTTGATGTCCTTGCGTAGAGCAGACCAATCATACTGTAACTTCTCCTTAATAACATTATCGACATCTTTCTTATATGTGTCAACAGGTAAAATACCATCCGCATATTTAGTACGACCGAATCCTTCACACGCACCACGTTCTTGAGCAAGATCATTACTTGCAACAAGTAGATAGTATTGGAATGCTTCTGAAAGTTTGTGTACTAGTTTCCATGCCTCTGGATTATCATACTTAACTTTATGCTTTGCAAGATAGTGTGCAAGGCCAATGTAACCAATACCAAGCGAACGTCTTGATTTAGTGCTTAGTTCAGCAGCCTTAACAGGATAACCTTGATAGTCAATAATTTCTTCTAATGCTCTTACTGCAAGATCACATAAGTTTTCTAATTCTTCTAGTTTGTTAATTAAACCTACGTTAATAGCAGAAAGAATACAAAGAGCAATTTCGCCTTCTTCATCATCAATGTGTTGAATAGGCTTAGTTGGTAATGTAATTTCTTGACACAAGTTGCTCATAAAGATTGGATCTTTAAATGAACTGTGTGAGTTACAATGATCAACATTCATAATATAGATACGTCCTGTTTCAGCACGTTCTTTTAATAAGTCACCGAAAAGATCTCTTGCTTTAATTTTTTTCTTTCTAAGAGATGTTTTTCTTTCTGCTGCTTCATATACTTCTTGAAACTTATCGTTGTCACCTGAGTAAAATGCATCATACACTTCTGGGACATCGTGTGGCGAGAAAAGAGTTATGTCTTTATCAGACAACAGCCTTTCGTAAAATA